GCCACGAACTTCTTGCCTGAAGCATTCATCAGAATGGCTTGTTGACCGACAGTATTGACACCAGCAAGTTTCTGACCTGAGATCTGCCGACTGAAGGTTCCATCCTCTATGTCAGATTCTAGCTCAGAGCCGTGTTGGAACATCCACCTAGGATGGTTTGGTTTTTCCATGCGCCAGATTGAGTTCATTGGCGCTTCTATGATATCACCTTCATCTAGCTGGTCTCTGAGCTCGTCTGCACCCAACACTGAAGTCCCAACCTTCTCGAAGGATGCCTCCATGACAGCATTGTGCCGAGCACTAACCTGTTGGGCTTGTGCCTTAAGGTCTGCCATGATTGGATCTAAAAGACCTACTGCCATATCCATGGGGTCCACTTTACTGGCCAAAGTAGGCTCTTGTCCGAAACCGGCAAATGCGTGAGCATACGGAACGAAGCCCCATGTATTCCGGTCAACGAAGAGCATACGTCTCTGATTGCTGTTATAGGTGTATTGACTGCCTCCATGCTGCATGAAACCTGAAAGTTGGTAAGCATGGTAATACTCAGTCCACCATTCATCAACCACGAATTCCTCAAAGGGATTGTTATTTCTGACCTCGAAGTCACCAGTCTTTTTCCCCAAAAGCTTTCTGGCATGAACCATGTCAGCAATATCAACAGCGAACCGCTTGAAATGACGGATAGCCACTCTGGGACGCTTCTCCCATGGATCTAACAGGATCCTAGCAGGGTGGGGCACTCTGGTCCTGAACGGCATAGCGGTACGTCTGTAGTGCTCGTAGAGCCGTGTAACGGCTTTCCACTCGTCATCATCCATGTCGGATGTCCGAATGGGATCTGCACGGCGTTTTTGCAGAATTGTGGTATCCATCCCGGTCTCTAGAACTGCATAACCCAGATGGATGAGATTCTTACCGAGTCCCTTCCATGTCAATACTGGTTCAAGTAAGGCTTGCTCCATGGCCATAGTGTCCATAGCGATCTCGACACGGTCAGCTGCCTGTTTAGCCTCATCACTATCCTTGGTTGGCCAGCGATGGTATTTAGGATTCGCTGCCATTTGATGGTCCACGGCGTGATCTATGACTGATGTGGGCTTAGCTGGTTTCAGCCATCCGGGCCTTTTTCTAGCAGCATTACCTTCCCAAACAGAGTAAGTTCGCTTGTAATAAGAATCGTAAGTATCCCACTGCCGACGAGCATTAGACCAAATTTCCGACAAGCGCCGATAGTGTCGGTCAATCAACGCACAAGTAGGTTCTTCAGCCAAGCTATAATCAGGCATTGTGATCTCTCAGCATGTAAATCCCCTCCGTTATTTCACAGTAATCCGGATAAGTAGTTACCATTCTGTCCATCGCCAACTCTTAGCTCGAGGCATAAAGCTGTAATCTTCCCGACCACGGTCTCCTGCTGCTGGACGAGCATACTCTTTGATCTGGTATGCAATCGCTAAAGCCATAGGGTAATCGTCATGGGCTCCTTGTTGAGCCTCAATCCTACCTTTTTTGTTAGGGTTACGAATAACTGTGAAGAACTGGGTTAGTCCTTCTCCATTAGGAATGTGGAAAAACCTATGATTGATAGATTCAATGAAATCTCCCCAGACCTGGTATCTACTCCCCTTCCCGTGATACATGGAGTCATGGGTATGCCAGCCTGGGCTACCGTTATCCTGATGATATAGCTTACGATACCGGAGTTCTTGTGCCGCCCCCAGGGTCATTACTCCCCAGTCATTGTCTTCAATCGCCCAAATAGGAGTCCCGTACCCATTAAGCAGCTCTACTGATGCCACTCCTAGCTCTGTAGGATTAATAACGTTGGAATAAATATCGGCACAGACATACCCAGTACTGACATTGTAAACCAGAGTAACTGCGTAGTCATGACCAGTGCCATGAGAGGTATCAGTTGCAGCTGCGTATCTATTCCCAGGCTGAAACTCCTGGTAAATATTCGCCTGTACCCCGTTTTTTAGAGTTCGCACTTCTAACGGATCTCGGACATCTTGCTTCATTTGTGTCAAAACTGACAGATCAAAGGCAGCAATAGCTTTAGCCGGGGCAAAAGCCTCTTCTTGCGTTTCTGGGTACTCTTTCTGGAATAGGGCTTGATCCTGATATTCCTTACGGCGCTCGTTATACCAATCCGAATCCCTATTTGGTCGGACCTTCCAGCCGAAGAACCGCTTCTTAAAGCCGTTAGATGGAGCATTTAGATATGTATTCTGGAAAAGACTGCCAAGCTTGTACGGGTTAACGGTTGAAGTTATGATCATCTGCCCGTCGTAGTCATCCAGCCCAGGCTTTACGGAGTTGTAGGCAGCGTCCATATACTCATGGTAGTCAGCTTCATCCATGATAACGAGGGTAGGGGTTACCCCCCGGCCAGCATCTTCAGTAGACGGCAGAGCAATAATCCGACCCCCATTTGCAAAACTCATCTGCTGTCTGTTGTCAGGTTGAACCAGGGGGGCCTGAAGCTGAGAGGGTAGCTCCAGGTACGTCCCCCTGGCTTTAGATAGAAACTCCCATGAGTCCCTTTCACCCTTCGAAATATCGAGCACGAGTGCCTGTGGTACATACATCCCATGCCAGAGCATGTAAGCTGACAGAATCGTCGTCATTCCAATCTGCCTAGCCTTGGCATATGCCAGCAGCCTTTCCGTCTCAAGATCGTTAGTAATATCGTTAATGTGATCCCACTGCTGTATAGGCGTCATCCCTACGCCTGGCTCAGTCACCTTCACAAATTGCAGAAAAGACCGAAACTGTACCACCGCTAGCTTTAACTGGATTTGGTGATACTCAGCCTCAAGAATAGATCGGTCAGATGTTGCCAGAGTTGTCATCAAACTCCTTATTTATCTGTGACTGGCTGGTCTTGACCGTTTTCCTCCAAATGCACAAAAATAGGAGTGCCCTCGCCCATCCACGAACGAAGTATATTAAACTCGAACCATTCAATCGCTTCCTATTCATTCATGCCCTGTCTTTCTAGGATTTTCAGTACCTTGGGCATGGAATATACAGCTAGTGGGCCTGAGCTAAAACGTAACCCTACTCCTATCACACAGGAATCGTACTTTTCACGTGGCTCTAGTAGTAATGCCTCATTTTCTTCCAGTGCCTCAAGTGTCTCTTGTGGTATTCCCATCCGCGCCTCCCCAGTATCAAGTCAGTCCCACCGCTGCCACTCCCGTAACCGTAGGGTGGGTAGAAAAAAGTGAGTCGCCCACTATATCTATGGCTGAATGCTAAATATTATACCATCCATCACTGAAACTCGGCTCACTTTAGATCCTCCACTCCCCAGATAACCTCCTCAATAACGCATCCTGCGCCTCCCGTAGCTTCGTCGGTATATTTTCTTCCCGGTCTCCAAATATTAAATACCTAACTATCTCTGCCCTCCCTACTGTCCCTGCTCCATTCTTGCTTAATCCCAGTACTTTGTCCAATACCTTGTCTCGTTCATTCGCTAATTCCTCTATTGTCTTCATATCAATACCTTCCTGACTGGCTGCGCCTGAGAATCTGGAAGCCTGGTTTCAAATTTATCATAGTTTTGGCGGAGAGCCTACAACCAGCCTCCTTGGGACTCCGGTATGGGACCCATGGGTGTCGGGGGTATAAGGGTTGATGAAGCGTTATGTTAACCAAAAAAATTACCGAAGATTGATTGAAAAAATATCTTAATGTCTCTCCCAATTCTATGTTCGGAGCCACAACGCCTCATTTGTTGTGGATTAAACCACAATACTTGACGCCGATCTTCGCCGGAAACTCGTAAAACCACGCACGAAATGAGGGTTGACAAACTCATATATTCCATGGTAGTATTAATCATCATCATAATAAAGCAGAAGGGGGAGCGCACCAATGCCAGAATGGATGATGGATATAATTTACGGCAAGCCTGAGCCCGAGAGTGAAGAAGAATAATGAAACTATTAGGAACTAGTTACAAGATTGACAAGTCCAACAAAAGTGGTAAAGGATTTCTAACAGCTATATTATACCTAAGCCCAGCCTCAGAATCCGGGTACCAATTGTGCCCATTTAGGTCCCCAGCTTGTGAAGCAGCTTGCCTAGGACATTCAAGCGGGTTAATGGTTATGCCAGCCTCAAAGCAGGCCAGAATCAATCGTACAGTGCTCTTGATGACTGATAGACAAAGTTTCGGGACCACTATCAAAAAAGAGATAGCAGCCCTCGAGCGTAAAGCTGCCAAGTTGGGACTGCTGCCAGCTATTAGGCTAAATGGCGATTCCGACGTTAGATGGGACGTGATGACATTCGACGGTTTAACTTTGATGCAGTCATTCCCTAATGTTCAATTCTACGATTACACAAAATGGCCTGTTCAGTTCCGGCCGGATTCTGATATACATCTAACATTTAGCAGATCGGAGAAAACCACGCTATCAGAGATTCAAGAGAATCTCGACAAGGGACGTAATGTGGCCGTCGTGTTCCATCATGTGCCCACTACTTGGCAAGGTTGGACCGTAATTGACGGTGACGCAGATGACTTGAGATTCCTTGACCCTGCAGGCGTGATTGTCGGCCTCAAAGCCAAGGGACGCGCCAAACGGGACACGAGCGGCTTCGTGGTCTGAACCTCAGTATTACCTATCCCCTATAACCCGTCCTGATGAGGCCCGGTGGTTCCGGGCCGAAATACCTACCAGCCAGGTAGGCATCGGCGGAAGCCAAAAAATTATCAAAGAGGGAGAAGATGAGATGATTTACCTCGACCCTACTCCAGAAGTTAAAGCAATGGCTCACCGAGCATTTCCAGGCTACACCGGGCGGACATTCAAGCTCAAT